CTCCAAATTTTTAAGATCGTTATAATATCTATTTATCGACATCTTGGTCTGTGTATCAGCTCCACTTTCTGGATGATTCATTATTTGACTAATTTCATAATATGCATTCCTCCATTCTTGTATCAATTGTTTTGGTATGGGTAATTTCTCCAACTTACATTTTGTCAATAAATCTGAAGCCTTTAAATAAGCATATAATGCACTATCATCTGTATTGACTAAAGCGCGCCATTTTCCTCTGAAGCCTACATTAAAATAATCTGTAATGCAAGCAGGTAACACACTCAATATCCAATGATAAAAACTAGCCATATTCTTTGATGCGGTAGAAAAATTATTAAACAATTGTAATTTAAGTAATGAATCTTTTGTCATAGGAACAATTTTTCCAATAAATGATATAATCGTTGAAAATATTGAACTGTCATCCTGAGTTTCCATAGCTGTAAGTTTCATTCTTTCGGCTTTAAATAACGGCCCTTGTAAATTTGATGTGGGTATCATTCCTGGTAAATCCAAAGCATCATATGTTAAAACTCTGTCAACAAGGATAGCTTGCTCATCAACGTTGTAATATTTATCAGCTTGAATACATCTTATAATTTCGTCCTTATACAAATCGCCCATAACTTTTACTCTAACTTCATCTGATCCGGAAGATTCATGTTTTGAATCAGATGTGACGTATTTGTAAAATTTACCAATTGCATCTATAAATTGTGGCATTGAGGTTTGTAATCTAAGAAAGTCCGATAATAAGATCATAAAAGAAAAAGGACGCATATCTGTAAGCTTATCATAAATATAACTAACAAGAGCTCCAACAAGTGAAGCCTCTGCTTTCCAAGCAAGCAAGATATCATTAATATAAGATTTAAATCTTTCCGAAGATTGATATGTAAGAGCTGTTATAAACGCATCGATTAGTTTGGTAATCTGTTCTTTGATCGTATCTATGGCAGTATTACAAGTTGTTTTAATAGTATTAGCTACAGTGTTGTCAATAATTTTATCCTTTATGGTGGAAAACATACCCCCGTGTTGTTCAAGAGAAACATTTTCATCAGCTTGTAAAACCAGACCAGGTACAACGGTTGTTGTTACTTCATAATCTGTTGGTACTATAACGAAATTTTTATTCAATGAATATGACATAACTTCAGTAGTTGATATATAAAATGAGAACCCATGTTTGATCTTTAAATCACTTTGACAAGACACACAACAATCGTTTGAATCGCGATGACTCTTGCAATTATATAATTGCACAGCTGCATCAGTTTTAGCATCTGTTACATAAGTTATTCCTTGATAATGAAATACGTATAAAACACAATTAGGTAATTTATTGCTCATCTTATTGTATTTATTTCTCAATTTATTTTCTCCAACTGCTAAACGATGAACACGTATAATAGAGTTTTGTGTTAGTGGTATATCAATATTATCAGATTGCAAGACAACAGTTTTGAGAAATGAACTAGCTAAATTATTTGCGATTTCATTTGATTCTTCGATCATATCATCAAACTCAAAATCATCAGATGGTTCCGCATGTTGTTGATAACTAAACATACCTTGCTCATATTCTGCGTCATCTCCTTTTAAAGCTGGATGATCTTTATAATACACATCGTCCTCCACCCATTTTTCTTGGCCATCTATCATACGTAGAGTGCACTTTTTCAAGCAAGGCTTCTTTGGATTATAAGAACCAGCATATGGTATACTAGTTAATTTTTCCCCAGAGATTCCGGCGTGTTGCGAATTACACTTATACTTTCGTTGTTTGTTTATAGGACCATAATTTCTTGTTTGCACTCTTTTTCCATTATCATATGCTTTCTTAAAGTTCATGGCCTTTCCTTTTTCAATTGATTTTAAAGGTGTTGTAAATTCAAAGACAAGATTAGCGGCTTTGACAGTTGTAGTAGATATAATATTATTATCTATCTTAGCTTGCTTGAATGATGTTTTCTTTAAGCTACATAAATCATGATGTGTTTTTGGTGCATATGTATAAGAAATAAGAGCGGATTTTACCTCGCTTGTGTTTTTAATATGTGAAGACATTTTTGTATTAAGTATTTTGTTTCCGTGTGTGTTTTCTGATAGTTTAAGCGAATGTTTTGTTGTGAATTTATTGTAAATTTGAGCATGTTTGACAATGCTAGAATTGGTAATATTTTCAGACATTTTTATATTGTTGATCGCGCATATGGTATCCATATTAAGATCCTTTTGAGTTTCCATGTGGTGGGACGTTTTTACTTCTAGTCCCAAGAAGTCAGTTTCCGTTTTGAAATTATTATGGAATTGAACACGTTTTACGGTGTTGAAATTTAAAATATTTTCAGACATTTTTGTTAAAGTTTTCGTGGCAATAGTGTCATATTTGTTTCCATGTGTAGAGTCCAGTGTTTGTTTCAATTGGGCACGTTTTACGGTGCTATAATCGTAAACATTGTTTTTCATTTTCTTTAATATTTTGAGATTCTAAACTTATATTAAATATTATGAGGCTCGGTTTTAAATCGGTGTGGATACAACCCACTACCTAAACAATAATATCCAATCTATCGGCTCCCAAGAGCTAACGATAGAGTATCAATAAATGAAATAAAGCTCTTGCTTCGTGTTAAGAAGGGATCACTTGAAATTAAATATTGAAATAGGATAATATCGTAT